TACAGGATTAGCTAACCGGTTAGCTATTATATTACAATACCAATTATAATATTTGTTTATGTTCTTGCCCTTGTAGCCATTTATCGTCAATTTCGTGAGATTCATTTAGTTCGTCTGCTCTTATTTTACATTTCTTATTGTTATTTATAATATCTATAAACGCATTGCCTAAAAATCTATACAATTTACCATCAATCGTCTCTATTTCTATGTATACTTTTGTGGGTGGTACCTTATCTTGCCCCGAGTATATAATATGGCAAAGATCATCAGACATAAACCCGTCGTCAAATTCTGAATAATCCGCGAAGTCACTATTCATTTGTTTTACAAGTGAGGTTGTTGGCACTACAATTAGTATATCTTTTTCGTTGTTGTCAAGATAATAACGAAGTATAGAATATATAATAAAAGATTTGCCAGACGCAGTTGGAGATATAACCAAAGAGTTTCTATTCTCTAGGCAATGCTCTACCGCGGCTAATTGATAGTCGTGATGCTTTATAGGTGCGCCGCGAGAAGTAAAAGTGCAGTCATTGATCCATTCCATATCATAAGAGTGTAGAGTCCCAGGCATGCCATAATAGTTATTGTGCTCTACTTCGATCTTGTAATCTCGAGTTTTGGCAAATTCTTCAACATAAGTATAGAGCCCAATAGGCAGCTGTCTATCTCTCGAGTTAAAAATGCGAATGTAGCCGTCCCATTGCTTGTTCTTATATGAGGGCATGAACTGATATCCCTCAGGTTGAAAAGCAAAGAAGTCAGTTAACTCATTGAGTATAGAAGGCTCGGCATCAACATGCAAAAACGCTTGGTTCTTCTTTTTTAAGGTTATTGTATTCCATTCTTTCATATCACATCCCACTTGTAAATTGACGCCATTTTATAGCATTGCCGATAGTTTGGTGTCTCCATTTTATCGACTCCATTATCTCTTTCAGTACATCTACCACGTTTTTGGTGTATTCGATTCTTGCTAGTGCTGATTGTATGTGTTCATCCGCATCATAAAAATAATGCATCTCACCTTTCATGATCTTTAAACCTTGGAGTGCATCGTAATCCCAGCCCAGCTTATCTATTGCATCTTTGGACATTTTGCCATTATACCATAGATATTTATTTTTTAGGAGTACTTGTAGTTCTGCTTCGCGCTTTTTGAGAGTAAGTCTATACATCGACCAGATCTCTATATATTTTGAATGAAGCTTAGCACCTTGGATAGATGCTGCGTCTAGATTCATCTCGTCGATGGGAGAATCGACTTTCCACATAGCATAGATTGCTTCTAATGTTATCATTATAAAGAGCCTTCATATAATTAGTTTACATATGTATTTATACAGCTATAATATCTTGTAGTAGCTGTAATTAAACGTGACGTTTGCAGTCATATATTCAACGTCAGATGCAGTTGCATCAAAAGCAACGGCAGATAAATCTACTGGAAAAGCATCAATAAACTGTATTTGCTTATTAACATTATTTGATGAAGACAATATTGATAATGTCATATCTCGGGTTTTCTTTATGTTGTCACTTTCAACAACCTGTGCCAGAATCCAATCATGTATTTCTTGATAGTTAATTAGATTCTCGTCAATAAGAAACGTGCAGTCAAATGGACTGTAATCAATCTTATCACCATGAAAGCCTAGTTGTCTTACAGGTGTTGCAAAGTTAGCGGGTGGTAGAGAAATAGTGGGCAATGTTGCATTTTGAATAAGAAACTGAGAGTTCTTAAATTTAAGATTGTCTATAAGTAAATGAAATCCCGTAGGCGACAAATAGGAAACGTCTTCCATCATAGAAACTTCGTCTGATGAAGATATGTTGGTTTTAATATTATACGGCATAACGTTCTCTATTTTCTTGTATGTTACTATTTATAACATCTTTATCGGCGCCCATAAAAAAAGGGTCGCAGCAATAGCGACCCTTCCTATTATTTTCTAAAGATTAATCAGGGACTAAGCAGTAGAATCAATGATACCATTAACTTTAACAATTCTGTAATAAGTGTTTGTACGAACCGCACCTATTTCATTAGTACTGTCAACGAATGGGTTTGCTACCATACCATAGCGAGTTTTGAAACCAATTTTAGGTTGGAATGTATTTTCACCAACAGCACGAACCATTGTTAAAGGAACATATGGGCAGTAGAAAAGACCTGCGTCATAAGCATTAGAACCTTTATAACCAATTGACATATAATCAACAGTGGCATATGGGTCAAGGATAACTTTCATGTTTCCGCCAATTGTTCCTACAACAGTAGGACCAGTAACGTCATCACCAACAGTTAGACCATTCAAAGGTGAAGAATAATCAAGAAGACCAGCAGCATTCAATGAAGCAGCGATATCAGATGAAACGATAACGAAGTTACCTTTTCCACGGCGAGTATCGATTGCAATTTTGTTTGCTTCACGTTGGATGTGCAACATAAGCATCTTGATTTTTTCAATTGCCCAACGACCGTCAGCATCTGTAGAAAGGTCGTAAATACCAGCAGTTGTTAAACCAGCTTGTTGAGCACCAAGAACAGCACGTGAGTTAACAGTACGAATTACTTCGCGGTTAACTTCAGCAAGAATTTCACCAGAAAGGATATTAGCCAATTCTGATTCAGCATCAAGACCATGTACAGCTTTAAGATCTTGTGCAAGTTCCATTGTGTATTCAGCTTTAAGAGCACGTGACTTTGCAGTTACAGTAGTCTTATCGATACTGAAAGACATTTCAGCAAAATGACCTTCGTTTGATTCACCGCTACCTAGAGCTTCAGAAGCAGCAGTAGTCATTGCTTGACCAACGCCGAAAGCGTCATTTACTGTGTCAGCAGGAGATGAGTCAGTTCCACCAAGTGAACTTGAATCAGCACCCATTGCAGAACCGGCACCGGTTAAATCACCAGCAGCGTTGTTTCCAGAGAAACCAGAGTTAGCTTCGCCAAATAATGCTTCAGCACCACTTTGAGAAGTGTAACGAGATTTCATTGCAAAGATAAGTCCAGTAGGACCAGACATTGGCTGAACGCCAGCAATATCATATGCAATCAAATTAGGCATTGCGCGACGAACAAGAGAGATCAGAATTGGATCCCAGTTTGCCATTGGGCTTGCGCCACCAGCAGTAGCATTCGCAGCTTCGTTAAGATAAGTGGATTGACCACGTTCTTCCATAAGAGCACGTTCAGTGTTCTCAAGAGCAACAGCAGTTACCGCGCGTTTTTGAGCATTACCAATAGTTTCAACGCCATCAGCGTCGAGCATTGGTGCCCATTTTTCTAAAATTTCTTTTTGGTTTAGCATTTTGTTAATAACTCCGAGTTATTTATTATTTAACGCAGCAATATACTGTGTCATTGAATTAGAAAGTGACTTAGTAACAGGGCCAGCTTCGTTTAATTCATCTTCATCAGCAGTAACTACAGTGGTTTTAAAGTAAGATTCTTTTAAAGTGGTTACTTTTGTAGTAAAAGTTTCAGCACTTTCAAAATCAATATCTTCGACTAAAGTTTTTAGTTTTTCAATTTCCGATTCAGACAACCCAATTGAAGACTCACGAATGATTTGTTGCTTAACAAGTTTCGCATTTTCTTCTTTAAGTTTGATGTTACGCGCAACTTCTGTATTATAATCTTCTTCAAGACCTGCAGCTTTATTGCTAAGTTCATCAACAAGATCAACCTTGCTTTCTGGAACTTCGACATAATGCTCATCGAATACAGTTTTCAGTGAACTAATAAATGATTCCGCGATTTCGGTACGAATGCCTTTTTCTACTTCGATTGTGTTATCTTCCATCCATGTTTCAACAACATAGTTTAAATAACCATCAACCTTTTCGACTAATGCTGATTGTATAGCATCAACTTCTTCGTTTAATTTTTCAGCATATTCTTCTTCTAAACGGTCAACAGTTTCATTGATTTTAGATGTAAGAGCTGCTTCAAATATAACAGAAGCCTTGGCACGAAATGCTTCAGATAAAGTAGATTCGCCTTCAACTAATGCGTCAAGATCTTTTTTGAATACTTCTTCTTTCTTCAATTTCTTGGCTTTTAGTTTTGCAGCAGACGCCTTAACAGCAGCGGCAGTAGCAGCGGCAGCTTCTTCGCCGTCATCTTCTACAGATTCGTCAACGTCATCTTCGTCTTCTTCGTCTTCTTCACCTTCCTTGAAAGGTTTAGCTTTTTTCTTTCCGAAGTTGT